ATGCACATTATAATATCTACCAGCAATTGCTTGACCTGCTTCATGTCCTATTGATACATTATCTGTTCCTGTAGTTTCATTACGCATTGCGTTTTCACCGACAGCAACATTACTGCCTCCTGTAGTATTAAATTGGAGTGCATTATCACCTACAGCAACATTTGAACTTGCTGTAGTAGTATTACTTAAAGTTGCTTGTCCAAAAGCACAATTGTAACTACCTGTTGTACATGCATCTAAACTTCCAGAACCAAAAGCATTATTTTGTGTTCCTGAAGTATTTGCTGCTAAAGCTGACTTACCAACTGCTGTGTTATGGTCACCAGTATTAACATTCAAGGCTATACTACCAACTGCTGTGTTGTTTGAGCCTGTAGTAGTTGAGACTAAAGTTGTTCTGCCAATAGCAGTATTATCTGAGCCTGTTGTAATATTTGTAAGAGCATTAAATCCTAATGCACTATTATTATCACCACTGGTTAAATCTTCAAAAACGTTTACTCCAACTCCAGTATTATAATCAGCAGCATCAATAGTTCCTGTTGTTGAATCACCAATCATTATTGATGAAGTGCCAAATGTTTTATGAGTTGGTCCTCCAGCTACTTCTTCCCAAGCTGAGTTACCACTTCCATCTGCTGTAAGCACATATCCGTCAGTAGCGTTACCACTTGCTAAAGCTGATGAAATTACTCCAAATTTTGCTTTTGTTAATGCCATTTGTTTTTATCTCCTACCTGATGGTATAAAGTCTATATAAAATCCGTTGATAGTATATGGAGCTTTAGTATCATCACTAATAATTGTAAAGTTATTACTGTTACCACTTCCTTGCAGTGGGATTCGTATCATTGGACTTTCTGCTCCTCCAAATACGTTAGTGTTAAAAAGTGCTTCACCAAACAATGCTGGTGGGTTAATCGTACCTAAATCAAATAGATTAGGTGGTTGTGGTGTATCGGTATTACCGTAATCAAACCTAACTTGTACGTCAGGACTTACCACACCTTCAGAACTTGCAGACACTCTCATGTAGTGTAAAGTTTTTAAAGTTCCTAAATCTCCGTAGTCGTAATCGGGTGTTCCGAATCGAGCAAGTATGTTAGACCCATCAAAGTCGTTACCTGAATCGTGTACGTAAACGTAGCCATCAGTATCACCATGATAATATTCTTCAATACCATTTTCGTTAAATCCTGAACCTATCTCCGTTACTTCTAAAGCTCTTGTTTCTGACCACTGAAAACCATTGGGTCTTAATGTTCCTATAATACCTCTTTGTTGGTTTTTGTTCAAAGAGGTGTTTGTGTAAAATAATCTGTATTGTGACTTCTCTCTAATAACAACACTGCTGATTACAAAGTTATTAATAGATTCTGCTAAGTCTGTAAGGATTGGCTGTATTGCTTTACTTACAGTTCCTAACTCAACGTCACCAATCCTCGCTGTACCAGCAACTGTTCTTAGTCCATCCGGTGCTAAGAATATCAAGTCACCAGCAATCTCTTGGATTGTGTATGCACTTAGACAACCTACGTTTTTAGTAACTGGTACTATAACCGGTGTGCCATTTATATCTTGTAATTTAAATATACTATTCTCACAAAATATAAACAGTTCATTACGGAAACTTTTAATACCGACTACTTGGTCTTCTAAAGTTATTGAACCTGAACTAGCATCTGCAAAATCTGTAGGGTCTAAAGTTTTACTATAAAAAATAGTGTTTAAGTTATCTTCAACTCCTGCAACAACTAAATGTTTATCGTGGATAACTCCGTGTGTTGCAAACTTATTACTACCGTTAGTTGGGTCTATCTCACCACTAAAAAATGTTCTACTAGTAAAAGCTCCTGTACCTTCCATTCTAAAAAAGTAAGGCTCATTTGCTCCATCACAAATAATTAACATTCCATAATCAAATGTAGCACCTTCAAAGATTGAAAAACTTACTTGTCCTTGTCCAGTTCTTGTTAAAGTACTACGACCTGTAAAAGTAGTATGATTATCTCCACTTGCTGAAACTGAACTCCTACTAATGTTAGTCCAGCTTGTACCATCTTGACTAAAGAATATTCCAGTACCTGCACATGCTACAACTCCATCACCGTAAGGAATAACTCCTAATATGTTTGTTGCACCACCTGTTGGTTGTACTGCACTACCTCCTCCAAACTTTGTAAACCCATTGATTCGTCTATATCCACCTTCAATAGATACTTCAAAGTTTCTAAGTTCTCGTGCTACTCCGGGAGTTTTAAGTAAGTCAATCTGATTTGCTGACTTTACTAAACCTCCGTCACATGCAACGGTGTATGGTTGTGAACGTGCCATAATTTAAAAATATCTTCTATCGTCTGTCATTGCTCGTGGTGTTGGATTCATTAGATTAGACTTCATAGATTTCATCGCTTTCTTGTAATCATCCAAAGCAAAGGCAGCTTGTTGTGGGCTTTCTTTAAATTGCCACACATAGTAACGTACTCTAGAAGTTATTACGTTACTGTATTGTTCGGGAAAAACTATAGTGTCATCGTGTGCACTAAGTTTTGTAGGTTTTGTAAAAGCATAGAAATGTACGTTGTATGCTTTATCAGGAATAGGACTGAGTCCAAACTTCCTTGAGTCCGGTGATTTAATTACAAACTTTGGCTCACCGTAGGCTTGTGTATCTGCATCATCAGCATTCTCACTATCTCTATAATAACGTTTCCAATCTGCAAGATTTAAAAACTTTAAACCTTTTGAAACGTATGGAGCTGATTCGCCTGATACATTGATTGTTGTAATATAAAAATCATCCCAATCTACAGAAGCATAATCACTTGCTAAATTAGAACTTCCTGCTTTTAACAAGTACCATCTTGTACCTGCTGAAGTCTCAACAGTTACATTTCCATAGAATGGGTCTGTTGCACCACTTAACCCTGCTGAAAAAAAAGGTAGTTGTGGTTCTTGATTTGCAATATCAAAGATAGATTTATTGACTGCATCCTTGACAAACTGTTGTAGACCTACAGCACTTGCAAAGTTTGCAGAGGTCAGAGGTATTTCGTTGAGTTCTCTAAGAACTTCGTTAGTTATGTCAAGATATGTTGTAGCCATTATTTTTTATGAACCTTTTGAATTGCAAAGTTTGCAGATTTACTTGCACCCTTATGTGGCTTGTAACCACCTTTTG